CCTACCAGCATACGCAACAATGATTATATACGTGTACAATACGAAGATTATGCCATTGAAACGTTCGATATGCTTAAACATCTTAAACCTGGTAATTACGAAGTCACTGCCTACTGGCTGCCCGATGCCAATGGCATTATAAACGAGGTGTATATATGGCAGGACGATAATTATCTTGGTAAGGCAATTAAATATGAACGATATAACACAGCCAAAGCCGAACGCACCGAACTTGACGAACAAATACGCACCCATCAAGCTAAACGACAAAAGAAATTCTTTGCTTATGAAGGTGAACTCAAAAAGAACAAAGTTACTAAGATTGCTTTGTTGCGCGATAAACCTAATAATGATGATGATTTAGAGCCTGAAATAATAGGTCCAATCGAACCGGAAACCGAACTTGCAGAAGTTGAAATAATAATGAAGCCCTTGTATGCCGATAATGATGATCCGGTAACAAGGGCATTAAATAGTATTTAACTATCATTTAAATTACAAAAATATGATGAGCAAAGAAATTAAACAACAAATTGTTGAAGCGCTCAGGGAAAATCTGAAAAAATACCCCAGCGCCAACAAAATGGCTATTGCCATAGGTATTAATGCAGCCCAATTAAGTCGTATCCTTAAGGGTGACTGGGAAAATGTGATAAGCGATGCCAACTGGCTAACGCTTGCCCGTAAGTTTGATATTGCCATAGGCTTACAATCACCGATTGTAGCTGCCGAGACTGTAACATATAAATTTATTGTTACTCAGTTATCACTTTGCCAGCAGCAATCGCTATCGGCAATGCTCTGCGATTATGCCGGCATAGGCAAAACTTTTGCAGCCCGACATTATGTAAAGCAGCATAAAAATGCAATATATATTGATTGCAGCCAGGTCAAAAGCAAACAAAAACTTATCCGGCAAATAGCTAAAGAATTTGGCGTTGATCATACCGGACGTTACACCGACGTATATGCCGACCTTGTATATTATATGAGGTCATTGGATCATCCATTAATTATCCTCGACGAAGCTGGCGACCTGGATTATGCTGCTTTTTTGGAATTAAAAGCCCTTTGGAATGCCACCGAATACCTATGCGGTTGGTATATGATGGGGGCCGACGGCCTGAAAAAGAAATTCGAACGGCACTTATACAATAAAAAGGTAGGCTATGCAGAGTTATTCCGCCGATTTGGCGAACGCTATCAGCGTATTACTCCCGAAGGTAAAGAAGCTTTGGAAGAATTTAAGCGCCGGCAGATAGCCATTGTAGCCAAAGCCAATGGGCTCACGAACATACAAGAATTGTATGTTAAGACGCAAGGCTCACTTACACGCTTATATATTGAATTACAGAAAATCAAAAACGTAGCATAAATATGGCAAAGCGCGATAAAGCGATAAGCATTCATCAATTGTTAAGCTATAAGCCTGTTACCCTGCAATTCGAACAACCGTGGCTGGGGTTAATAGGTAACCCAGAGCTTACCGGCAGCTGGATTATCTGGGGCAATAGCGGTAATGGTAAGACTCGCTTTGCCCTCCAGCTTGCTAAATATTTAAGCAAATTTGCTCGTGTGGCTTACAATAGTATGGAAGAAGGCTTAAGTCAAAGCCTTAGGCTCGCTTGTCATGAATCTGGACTGGCCGAGGCAGGACGTCGATTAATTCTTCTCGACAAAGAACCTATTGAAGACCTAACCAATAGGCTGTCAAAACCTAAAAGTCCCCAGGTCATCATTATCGATAGCCTACAATATTCGGGTCTCGACTATCGGGGATACAAACAGCTGCGAGACAGATTTCGCAACAAATTATTCATCTTCATATCGCATGCCGATGGTAAAGAACCAGCCGGCAGAACAGGCAAGAGCATACGCTTTGATGCCAATGTGAAGATATGGATTGATGGTTACATGGCCTATGCAACCAGTCGCTATGGAGGTGGGCAGCCTTATACGATATGGAAAGATGGCGCAGAAAAAATACACGGTATCGATATACAAAAAATCTTAAAAATATGAAAAATAAAGCAACAACAGACAATAGAAATCTCATTGCACGATTGCATATGCTTGCCAAGCAAGTAGGCATGAGTGATGATGATTACCGTGATTATCTGTATAACAATTATCATGTAACCACATCCACATTGCTATCAAATGCACAATTAGAAGAAGCATGCAACTGTTTGCAGAAGATAATAGGCAATGAAGCTAATGCTTGGCGCCGTAGGGTGATGGCAGCTATAGGAGCATATTTGCGCAAATTACACCTGACTGAAAATGAACATTATATCAAAGCTATTGCCTGCCGTGCTGCCGGATATAGCAAATTTAACGATATTCCTGTATCGCGACTGAGGGCTATATATTACGAATTTGTACGGCGCAACAAAATTGCTGAACAAGTGGACTACGAGATAATACAAATAGAACACGAACTATCAAATCTTAATTAATATGGAAACAAAGACAATCAATCGATGGATCGGTAGAATGAAATATTATCAAAGCAAAATAAATGTGCTAAACGATCTAATTGATGATATAAAAGAATTGTATAACATTTAAAATTAATTAATTATGGAAGAAATGAAACTTACGCCGGAAGAACTGGCAGAATTTGAAGAATTTAAGAAAGAAAAAGCTCGCCGTGAAGCAGAACGCATACGGCAGCAAAATCGTGAGATCTATAAACAACTTGTAGATGAACTGATAGAAGCAAACTTCCCAAGATTGCGTGAAGTAAGCGATAACCTTGCCAAGGTTAAAGCAAGTATACTTGATGCCTTTAAAGGGGCTATTGAAATGAAAACGGAAATATACGAAACTAAAAGTGATCAATATAGCCACATGTTTACCAATAGCAAAGGCGATAAGCGAATTATCCTTGGTGTATATACTACCGATAATTATAGAGATACCGTAAACGAAGGCATTGCTATTGTAAAGGAAGTAATAACTGGTTTGGCCAAAGATGACGACACCAAAGTTCTGGTAGAGGCAATCCTTAGATTACTGAGCAAGGACCAAAAAGGCAATCTTAAAGCCAGTCGTATATTGCAATTAAGACAATTAGCCGAAAAAATTGGTAATAACCGCCTAATAGAAGGGGTAAAAATCATTGAGGAAAGCTATCAGCCGGCAGTATCAAAAACATACATTAGGGCTGAATATAAGAATGAAATTGGGCAATGGATTAACATTCCACTTGGTATGACCGAAGCTTAAAATGGTTGCTATGATTCGCAAGAAGAAATATGTAAAACCGGCAACCGAAGCGCAAAAAAATGCGCTTCGGGCTATTGCCAAATCCTATAATAGGCCGGTTGAAGACATTTGTTGGATAGCAAGTGGACAAACCACGCAAATTATTGATAACCTTAGCTACCAACAGGTTGCCAAATTCTTACGTCTATTCCAAACCAACCAAAATAATCAATTATGAAGATATATTTGAGTGGACCTATCACCAACAATCCCATAGCGCAGCAACTATTTGCTGATGCAGAGAGCCGTTATAGCGCTATGGGAGATGTTATCAATCCTCTTAAGGTCAATCATCCAGATAGTGATTGGCTAACAGCCATGCGAATTGATATACCATTATTAATAAGCTGCGATACTATTGTTATGCTCGATGGTTGGAAACATTCGCGTGGTGCTACGCTCGAGCATCATATAGCTATTACATTGGGGCTACAATGTATATATGACTCCCCTCTTCATGTACATGATTATATCCTTTATATAATTGAGCAGGAGACTGGCGTAACCATCGATATGATTAGAAGTCAATCACGCAAACAACTTACAGTATTTGCCAGACACATTGCCGCATACCTTATCCACCAATATAGTAATTACA